TTTAAAGATCATTCTAAAAAATAATTTACTATATATAATATATAAGATACTTTAAAAACTTTACTTGCTAGTTATTCTTTTCTTTATATATTTTAAGTATACACTTTAATACCCTGGACTTTTACAGTTTATGCAGAAATGATTATAACAATTCTATAACAATTTCTTTAATGTCTGGTTTATAACGTTTTGTTATAATATGTCCTATTTGTCCTAATACAATGTTATAATTCTTATGCTGGCACCTAGATTCTACCCCCCCACCCCACTGCGTCTAGGTGTCCAGTCGTATTTAATGGTATAATCAATTATCATGTGTGCTCCTACAATAGAGAAATATGGCGCATCGCCAGCAAACATTCAGTGGACAGTAGTCCGTGGAGATACAGCAACCCTTCTTGTAGAGTTTTTAGAAGACGATGAAATAACACCTTTTGACTGCTCTGATTGGACATTTAAAGCAACTGCTTATGATCCAATAGCAAATGTATTAGATAATCTAACTGTAACTGTTGATGATAATAAAGCAACAATTACTGCTCCAGCATTAGTTACAAAGGACTGGGGAACTGGCTATAGTCAAATAACAGCAGAATTAAGGTTTGACCTTGAAGTAATTATAGAGGGTGGCAGTGGGCCAAATGCAGACACGGTGTGGACTCCAGTTATAGGTACAATATGTGTCCTAAGTGATATGACTCCAGGTTTGTAATGCCAATAGTAAAAGTTTCAAACCCAACACCGCTTCTTCCGCCAGTAATAAAAATTGGCAAAAAAATATTTAAAATAAAAATAAAGTAGTTAGGATAAGTCATGGCCAAAAGCATGGACTTTCCTCAAAAGAAAAAATATCTAGAAACAATTCAAGAAGTTAGAACAACTGAGTATATTGCTGTTCCTGGAATTACTGGAGAAAAAGGTGAAGTTGGACCACCAGGGCCGCCAGGACCACAGGGGCCTAAAGGCGACAAAGGTGATATTGGAAGAGTAGGACCACAAGGTGAACGTGGAGAGCCAGGAAGAGCAGGGGATGGCTATGATAGTCCATCTGGTCAATATCCTGGTTGGGGCTATTATGCAAATAAAAGTACGCAAGAGTATAGGTTGGGTCCAGAAAGAGGCGACGATGGCTGGGTAACTTTTTTCTTAGATATAGACGAATCAAAAACCATTGAAACCTATTTGCCAAATAAATCAGTTTCTTTATTAAATTCAGCAACAAGAAATATAAATTTAAAAACCTTAAAAGTTGGTTCAAAAATAGATATTAGATATGACTTTTCTTTAGAGACGTATGTTCCAAATACAGAGGTTTGGATAAGAACACTTTTAAGAGAAGAGGATGCTTCTCCAACTGGATATGTTGGTTTGCTTAAATATCAGTACCCATATGATATCTCATATTCTCAAACCATTTTTGTTAATAGCGATAAAATTAAAAATTATGGTGGAACCCCTCAAGTCAGAACAGACAATGAAAGTTCTTTTATTTTAAAAAGCATATATATATCAGTATCATAGTGGTATAATGTTACAGGAGGAATAATGGCATTTCCAGGTTCTTATAATTTTAACTACTATCGTGGCGATAGGTATGAGTTTGTAATCCGTCCTAAAAATTCAAATGGCGACGCTTTTGATTTAACAGGATATAATGCATCATTTTTTGTTGCTAGTGCAAGAGGTGAAGGACAAACGCAATATGAAATGCAGGCAGTGGTTAGTGGAGTTACAGATACAGTAACTTGTACAATTTTGCCAGGAGCAGGAGAAGGTCTTGTTGCTGGAACATATGTTTATGACGTTCAAATAGATTCTGGCCCAACATTAGTTTATACACTTTTAACTGGCACAATAACAGTAACAGATGATATTAGTGGAGCAGACGACTCATAATGGTAGATGTATTACTTAACACTGAAGATGTTGTTGTTTTAGGCCCACCAGACTCAATTGATCTTTTAGTAGATATTGGACCACAGGGAACTCGTGGAAGCAAAATTATTGTTGGTTCTGGAGAGCCAAATACATTAACAGCAAGTGGTGTTTTATTTGGAAATACTTTAATTTTAAATGATATGTATATTAATACTGCTCCAGGAGAAAATTATGGATATATGTATCAATATATTTCTCAGGCTGGTGCAAATACCTGGGTTCAAGTTTTAAAGGTAAGTCCAGCAATCTATTCTTCTATAGAAACAGTCTCTTTCACATCTGGCGCAGGATCAATAACTATTCCAATATTAAACATAGTAACAGTTAGTGGTTCACCGCTTACCGCTTCAAACTTCAATGTTCAGTTTCAAATTGAAGGAGCAAACCCAATTGCATCATCAATGGAAATTCCCGCTTTAGCAGGAGCAGGAACAAACCTAGTAATTAACTTTGATGCAGTTCAATATAGCGGTGGTAGTTGGTCAAATCTTTCTGGAAATAAAACAGTCCATTTGTTTATTTCTATAGTTTAATATAAAAATGGTATAATCTTTAAAGAGGTGACTAAATGGCTGTAGAAAATATAGGAAACTTAGTACCAACCAAGATTCCAGCATTAATTGATGATGCTAATATTCAAGATGCACTTAAAGCGTATCACTATGGATCATATACTTTTGATACCGCAGAAACTAATACCGCAAATCTTTTAAATCCATCTATTGCTTATACAATCAATAGTTTACAAAGTCAAATCACTACAAAGGCTGCTTTAGAAGTTGCATCAAGAGATAGTTCAAGAGCAACCACAACAGCGCCGTTAGCAGCAGCATTTACAGCATTTTCTGCTACAATTCCAGACGGATATATCTGGGTAGACACAGACTCTTCTGCTGGAGTTGGATACTATTCTGCAACATCTATTTATACAGCAAGTGCCCCAGCAACTAATTTAGTAAATGGACTTATTTGGATTAAAAAAGGTTCAAGTCCACTTGAGATGTACGTTTATAATAGCGACACTAGCGTTTTTGATCGGGTGGTCTGATGCCAACAGTATTTGATTCAGATGGTAAAGCAGCATACATTTATAATGCAGCAAATGATACTTGGTATCAAGTTTCTGGTAAAACCGATATATCTGGAACTTTTGAATGGACTGGAACGCATACTCACCTTTCATCATTTACAACATCAGATACCTTTGTTGCAAAAAAGGGTATAAATAATTATCTTAATCCAGCAGCAAGAAATGCAGCAATTCCATCACCTACTTCAGGAACACTTGCATTTGTACGTCAAGATGCTAGTGGTAATACAATAAATCAACTTCAATACTATAGCGGATCTGCTTGGGTACAAGTAGCAGCCGACTCAGATCCAACCCCAAACATCTTTATGCTTATGGGTTGTTAGTGTGATAGAATAAGGATTAAGGAGAAACAATGCCAACAACATATAAAGTACTAGGTCAATCAAAACCTTCTGCAACAACAGAGACAACTCTTTATACCGTGCCATCCTCTACGCAAGCAGTAGTTTCAAGTATTGCAATTTGTAATCAGGCTGCATCATCTGCTACTTTTAGAATTGCAATAAGACCTTCAGCAGATGCTACAACTGCTGGTAAACACTATTTGGTTTATGGAACAACAGTTGACGCAAACGACACTATTGTATTAACCATGGGAATAACCCTTGCTGCTTCAGATAAAATTTTAGTTTATGCATCAACTGGAGATATGTCTTTTGCGGCATATGGATCTGAACTTGTTTAAAAATAATGACAATTTCAAAAATATCTTTACAAACTTTAGCACTAAAAAAATTACAATATACTACACCAATTAATGATATTCCAGATGGTGCAGTTCCAACTGCAACAAATGTTGGAACGTCCCGTGCCTTTAATAATGGATCTGCAACAATTACCTTGGTTGCACCTACAACAGGTGGACCAGCAACAAGTTATACTGTAACATCAAGTCCAGGATCATTTACCGCTACTGGATCTTCTCCATTAACAGTTACAGGACTACAGTCTAACACATCTTATACTTTTACATCTGTAGGAAATAGTGCATTAGGAAGTTCTTATTTACCAAGTATAGCCTCAAATTCAATTTTAGCAACTACCGTTCCAGATGCTCCAATTATTGGTGTAGCAACTAAGGTTAGTAATACTGTAGTAAGTTTAACTTTTACCCCTCCAGCAAGTGGTGGAAGCGCTATTACTGGATATACAATAACTTCTTCCCCATCTATTTCACTAACTACTAGTGCTGGAACAACTAGCCCATTAACAGCAACTGGAGCATTCTCTGGAGCACAGTCTTATACTTTTACAATTCTTGCAACTAATGTTAATGGTAATGGCACATCTAGTTCTGCAAGTTCTGGAATAGTTGTTACAGAAACTTCTGTTCCAGCAAAACCAAATGCCCCAACTGTAACAACAGCAGCATTAGCAGATACAGTTACTTGGACTGCTCCAGCAAGTGGTGGAAGCGCTATTACTGGATATACCTGGGCTTCATCTGACGGCAAAACTGGAACAGTTGATGGATCAACATTATCTGTAGTTGTTACCCAAGAAGGAAACACATCACAAACATATACCGTTTATGCTACAAACGCAATTGGAAATTCTTTAACATCAGATCCTTCTGGTAGTGTAACAACTCCACCATTCTTCCCGCCATTCTTCCCACCATTCTTCCCGTTCTTCCCACCATCGTTCCCATTCTTCCCATTCTTCCCAGTATTTGGATATGGCGGGTATTCATCTGCAAGATTTAAACATAGCATAATAAGCGTTGTTAATATTAATTTAAAAAATAAATAATTATAAAAATAAAACCCCCCAAGGAAAAATCCAAGGGGGGTATATTTATTTAATTTTATTGTTTACATGGATATTTGTTGTACCATTCTTGATACCGCTTTCCATTTACGGAACTCCATGATGACCAGTCTTTCCCACCATTAGTCATATGTAGAGCAATCTTTGCATTAGTTACTGGATTTAATAACTCAGCATTTGAATCTAATTCAAATTTTTCTCTACGATCTGAACCTAATTCTCCAAGCATATTTATTTGAAACACACCATAAGAACTATCTCCAGTTTTTACATTACCATTAAAAGCCAAGGGACGACCATTAGACTCTGCTTTTGCAATAGCACAAGCAGACCTTAAAGCCTTTCCCTTAAACCCTACAGCAGTTAACATATCAACTAGTTGCCCATCAGTCAAATTATGAGCATTTTCATATATTTTAAGTTTTTTCTCATTAGAAACCAAAAAAGCCACCTTTG